ACATCACCTGGTGCCGGAGACGATTATACAACAATCACTACAGATATTAATCATGGCATTACCGAAGGCGATGCTGTTGTTATTTCAGGCGAAACTGTTGTTACAGCAATCAATGGCGATTGGAAAGCAACAAATGTAACAAACAATACATTTAGAATTCCAGCAGACACTTCCGGAGGCGGATCATTAAGTGTTAATGCTGTCATGAGACATTATGGATTACTAGGCGGCGCAAATGATCTAGTGTTTACATTAAACAACGGTTACTTAGATCTTAAGAGTTCAACCAATAACAAGAGATCTGGTGCGTACTATGATGGTATTGGATTTGAAAAACTAAAACACATTGATGTTACAGCAATCGATCTAACAGACAACCAGGCGCTGGCTACAACAAATACTAGAGTACTTGCTAGACGAGATACTCCAGGTACTCCAGGTCAATCAATTGACGGACCTCCAGTTCCAATTGATGCTAGTACAATCGTTGATGATGGCTTAGGCTGTCGTCGCCCAGACTTCCCAACCGTAGGTGTAATGGTAAGACAAAGTGCTGGCAACACAGCGGCGGCTTTTGGCACAATTGAGTTTACTAGTGCTGATACAGCAGAAACATTTGTGAGAAGAGACACTAATGGTGCGGCGTCTTTTGCTGGCACATCAGGATTTGAAAATATTACAGCAGACGGTAGTATTACTATTAATGTTAGTGATGGTGTATTAAGTGGAACTCCACAAGAAGGTTTAAGAATGACCTACGGTGCTTCCACAACTACAGTTATAAGCAAGCACGAAAACTCCGCGGCAGATAATTCGTATTACACTGTTGTTAAAGATGGATCCGGTGCTGTATCAATTAAAATGCAATACAGCGATGTAGCGGCAGACAACTTCACACAGTATCTAGCGAGAACACACGAATTTAGATCAGCTGGTGGTAGTGCTGGTATTATCGACGTAGGCGATGGCGGCCTTTTAACAACAGGTTCAGAAACAAACTCAGGCGAAGTACAAGGTGTATGGAGCTTGAGAGGTTCTAGCCAATTTAAAGCAACATGGGCTGACTTAGCAGAATACTACGAAGGTGACAAGCAATACGATAGAGGTACTGTAATGATGTTTGGTGGTGACAAAGAAGTTACTGTTTCAAACGCAGAAGCAACTACTAAAGTAGCAGGCGTAGTTAGTGAACAAGCGGCATACATTATGAACAATGATTGTCCTGGAGAAAAAGTTTGTATAGCATTACAAGGTCGTGTACCATGTAAAGTTGTAGGAAAAATTGAAAAGGGAGATTTGATTGTGTCAAGTTCAATACCTGGTGTTGCTATGAGTGTGAAAGACACAGCAACTCCTGGAACAATCATCGGTAAGGCTATTGAACCTTACAATGATGATAGGATAGGATTAATTGAAGTAGCGGTGGGGAGACTATAATGGCATTAACAACACTTTACAATTCAACTAACCACCCACTAACCTGGGATAAAGTAAACGAAACATTGAAGGTAGTTGATGATAACTTTACTTTTGTTAGTTCTCAGGCAACAACTGGTGTATTACAAAACATATCTCAAGATATTACTCCTAACATTGTTGGTACTTTTGACTTAGGTACTCCAACACAGAGATGGGATAACATTTACGCAAATAACATGTCAGTCGGAGCAATTGAAACAGACCTCACAGGTTCTGTTTTTGCTCAAACATCAGCAATGATGGTTGACGGAACTGAAGGTAAAATTGTTGGAGATGTTGAAAACACAGAAGTTGTTACAACTACTGTACAAGGCAGAGCAAGTACAGCACTAAACATCTATAGAGGCACAAGCGGCAGTGTAGTGTTAGGTGATGACTCGTCAGGATCTGTAACTGTAAACGATAGTGGGATCAATATAACTTCAACTGCGGGTGTAGATATAGACGGCGCTGTTGGCGGAACCGTAGACATTGGCACTGGTGCCACAACCGGTAATGTTACTATCGGCAAGGCAGGAAATACTACTACAATTAATGGAACACTTAATGCTACACTTACAGGTAATGTAACAGGTAATGTAACAGGTAATGTTGACGGCGATGTAACTGGTGATTTAACTGGTAATGTTATTGGTAACTTAGACGGCGATGTAGTAGGTAGTGTTTATTCAGACGACAGCTCGGGTGTATTAGTAGATGGATTACACGGTGTATTAAACACAAGTAAACTAGATCGAATTGGTGCGCAAGACGGTGAGGCTCTTGTTTGGAGCGATTCAAATGGACAATGGGAACCAGGTGTTGTATCTGGCGGAGGGTCTGGTACAGGACTCGGAACAAGAACTACCAAGTCAGCATCTACATCAAGTATTGCTGATGGTGTTGTTGGAAATACAACTGTACAAGGAGCATTTAGTGCCTACATGTTATTAAAAATTCAAGTAGACACTGCGTCATGGGTTAGAATTTATACAGATCAAGCAAGTAGAACAGCAGATGCTTCTAGAGGAGAAACAACAGATCCTGCGCCAGGAGCAGGTGTTGTGGCAGAAATTATTACAACAGGAGCAGACACAATATTGATCAGTCCGGCAGTTATGGGATTCAATAATGAAAGTCCAGTTACAACAGATATACCAATAGCAGTAAAGAATAAATCAGGAAGCACAACAACAATCACTGTTACTCTTACATTAATTCAAATGGAGGCGTAGTAGCATGGGAAGAGATGTTACACAAAAACGTTATGTCGTAACCGCTAAGACCATCGAGGGTACTCAGCGTCTTTATGATGAGTTAGGTACAGCAGGAACAATTCCCGAAGGCACCTCAATAGAACGATCAGTAATGATTTTTGATAAAAGACCTGCTAGTAGATCAACAATATATTATCTAACTAGAAAAGAAGCAATATCTTTAAAACAACATCCAGATGTAAGATCAGTTCAACCACTTCCTAAAGATATGGGAATACAACCAGAAAGCCATGCTGTGTCACAAACAGCAAACTTCAATAGAACAAGAACACAGAATTCAAATCATAAGAATTGGGGTCTACTAAGATGTGTCGAAGGCGGCAATGCAGGAGAGTGGTCTGGCGATAACACACAAACCATCACCTTAACAGAAACCGGAAAAAATGTAGACTGTATTATTATGGATTCAGACGGGCAAGCAGTCGGACATCCAGAGTTCGCTGTGAACACTGATGGTACTGGGGGATCAAGAGTTAACTTAATTGATTGGTATGCTTTATATAATGATGTAGTACAAGGCCAAGCAGGTAGTAATTATGTGTACGGTCAATATACCAGCGGTAACTATCATGCTATACACGTTATGGGAACTGTTGGTGGTAATACCCAAGGATGGGCAAGAGATGCTAACCTATATAACTTGTTTTACTACGCTGGCGATGTTGGCGACACTACTTTTCCGTATGTATACGATTATGTGAGAGAATTTCATAAACAAAAAAATATCAATCCAGATACAGGAGTAAAAAATCCTACAATAGTTAACAGTAGTTGGGGTATGAGTATTTTTCCAAACCGATGGAGTTTTAGTGATATTACCGCAGTTACATACAGAGGTACAAGATACACAAGTACTCTAGGAGCTAGTAGTTTTAAAGGTTTTAATGGAATATATGATTCGTCTAGTGATTCTTCGTTAGCTGGCTTTAACTATAATGCTGGCAACGGTCTCGAGGCTGATTGGGTAAGTTTTGATTGTTCAACTTCAGGAACTGAAACCCCCGGCAATAGAGAAGGAACACTTAACCCGTTTCCATCAGGAGGTTGGGATGGCGGGTCTGGCTGGACGGTGTCGGGTGGGACTAGAGCATATCTCAACGATTCACGCAAAGTTGCAACCACTAACATAGTTCGTGTACAAACACTGCCACAAGGTGGTACAAGATATGGAGACTTTACTGTAGATATTATTCAAGACATTTCATATGCTACTCCAACTGATACAGTATCTCTTGATATTAAAGTCGAAATTAGAGATCCTGATAATATACTTGTAGCAACTTACACAGATGGTATATATACAGGTGTTTCAGTGAATGCTCGAATTGAAGAAAGTTTTACAGTAAACAAAGATGGCACCTATACTGTAACTATTACTACCAATTACAGCATTGAGCCTAACCCTAATTGTACTTTTGATAGTTTAATTGATGTTACTCTAAATGTCACACAAGATACTACTCCGGCAGCAACTGCTACACGTACTGCGAATGGGCAAAGCAATGTCAGCATTGCCAGCGTTAGTGATTTAACTGCTAGCACATCTCCTACTACAGGTACTAACGATGACGGGTATTGGACTTTAAATTTACCATTTAATGTAAACTTTTTAAGCGAATCTTACTCTACAATATATGTAGGAACTAACGGATATATAACATTTGGTGGGGGATCAACTGATGAACCTATATATTTTGCTTCTAACATACCGTATCCTAAAATTATGATAGCTAGTGGTAATGCTAGCACAAATGGAGCAAGTAGTGATACAAGTTGTCAAAGAATTTATTATGGAACTGAATCTTCAGGAGTATACAGCACTCCAGTTAACACATATAGTTTTACTGCTATTAATAACAGTAACACAACATGGGCAATAAATGGTACTGACCGATCTGGAGCAGTTAGTGGTGATTCCGCGACAGTTAATTGTATTGTCGGTGATACTATTCAATTTACTAATAACGCAAACTTTGCTCATCCTCTTTATATAAAGACAGTTCAAGGCAACGGAACAAGTAACCAAGTGTCGGGTGCTACTAATCAAGGAGGGTATGGGGGAACAGTAATTAGCTGGACGCCTACCGCGGCTGGAACATATTACTATCAATGCGGCAGTCATTCAAGCATGAACGGCCAGATAATAGTAGGAGAAAATACTACTACAGATTATTATAGAATTGTATTTGAAGGCGATGCTTCAAGTAGTGGCACACTAGGTTCACCGGGAATACGATGGGAAGTAAGGTTTGATGAAAGTAACTTAGATGATTTTAGAGTTACTATTGAACAGAATAATAACATCCATACATCGATTGTACCTTTTACAACGGCAGAACTTAATGACTTTGGTTTTATTGCCAACAAGAGAATTCCAGTTCCTGTAGATGCTCTAGACGGAGACATTGAAGATGCTATTGATGAAGGCATTATTAACGTAAGTTCAGCAGGTAACGGACAATGGTATCATGCTCTGCCTGGTGATCAAGATTGGGATAATACTTTTGAAATGGGCAACAGATATCCTGATTCGGTAGATTTTCCTTACTATTACATGAGAGGTAGCTCGCCAGGACGATACGATACAACAGCAACTGGAGGATTTGATCTACCAACTATTGTAGTTGGAGCAGTAGGTGATTATGATACATTAGGTGATTCGCCTGCTTCCTATAGTGATAGAGGACCGGGTGTAACTATTTGGGCGCCGGGCACTTATATTCAAAGTGGTTATACTTCAGCGAGTTCTTACGCTGATCCTAGAAATGGCACATATAGAGTGGCTAAGATTTCCGGAACATCAATGGCTAGTCCCCAAGTAGCAGGAGTTATTGCTTGTCTGTGTGAAACTTATCCTGAAATGACTTGCGAAGAAGCAAGAGCTCTTATTGTAAATTTAGCAGAAAAGGATTCTTTAAGTGATACTGATTCTGGAAATTATGAGGATATTGGAGCTCTGTTAGGAGCACCAAATTTAATGTTGCGTTACATTCAACAAAGAAAAGCACAAGGAAATACATTTCCCAAACGGAATTTTAAAGCAAGACCGTCGTCTGGTGTTACATACCCAAGACCGCAGATCAGGCGTTAGGATAAATAGTTAGTAGGAGCATCGAATGGCAATACAACAAATCAATATCGGGAACTTAGTAAATGACGGCACAGGCGATGATCTTCGCACGGCATTTCAAAAAGTAAACGAAAACTTTACATCTCTCAATAACGAGCTCGCAGTCACAGGCGAAAACGTTGGAACTGGAGATGCTGATGTATTTGTACAAAAAGATGCGTTTAAATTACAGTTTAGAAAATTAGTTGGCGGCGATAATATTACTGTCACACAAAACGCAACAGATATTAATATCAGTACTAGCTTGCAAAATCTGTTCAATACTATTGTAACAGACACAGGAACAGTAAATGCGGCCAGCACAACAGACACAGTACAGATATTAGGCGGAAGCAATGTAAGAGTTGAAAACTCTGGAAACACAATTACTATTGATGCTGACATTGTAAATGCTCAATTAAATGGTCCGTTAAACTTAAACGGATATAGCATTACAGGATCAGGCAATATTAATATTACAGGTAATGTTACTGCTAGTAACTTCATTGGTTCATACGGTGGGTTCTCGCAAACCAGTATTACTGACGCATTATTTGTACAAGACTTTGGGGGTGTTGTAGTCCAAACAAACAATGCCATACAAGGACTTTATCAGATCGCTGATTACGATTTCGGAACAGTACTAGCACCATCTGAAAACGAAGTCGACCTTGGAAGTATAGTATAAACAAACGGAGATAAAAAACAAATGGCCTTAAGAATTAGAAGAGGAACCGACGCTGAGAGACTAACGATTACTCCTGGCAATGGCGAACTCATTTACACAACAGATACAAAAGCTCTGTATGTCGGAGACGGCTCAACAGCAGGCGGAAAATTACTTGCTAGTGGTAGCACAATTATCAGTGATATTGTACTAAACAGCAATGATATTACAGGAACTGGTAATATTGATATAACTGGTAACATTGATGTTACAGGAAATATTCATGCTACAGGAAGCATTACAGCAGATGGTAATTTAACACTTGGTGATGCCAACACTGACAGCATTACTATTAATGCTGACTTTACTTCAAACTTACTTCCAGATCAAACAGACAATTATAATTTAGGATCATCTACAAAAAGATGGAACGTTGCCCATATTAACAGTGTTTTGGCCACATCTGTTACAGCGGACAACTTGGCAGGTACTCTAGATGGTGACATTAAAGGTTCTGTATTCGGCGAAGACTCTACTCCGTTAGTCGATGCCATTGCTAGCAGAATTGTAGGTCCTATTCAAACAAGTCAAAATGCTGTATTCACAGGTAACGTCGATTTAACAGGTGCTACTGTTACAGGTGATATTACAGGCGACTTAACTGGTAATGTTACTGGTAATGTTACAGGCGATGTAACAGGCGACTTAACTGGTGATATGTATGACGGCAACGGCATTAAGGTTGTAGAAATTGATTCTCCTGCTGCAGGCGGTAGTACATTATTCTTTGGTACATTCGCAGGTGATGTACGTGGATCAATCTCAGGTGACGATTCAACTATACTAGTTGATCAAACTGAATCATCAATTAATTTAGACGGAACTATTAAAAACAACATTAGACCAAATACTGATAACAGTATTGAATTAGGCGGTTCACTAAATGGTTTCTCAGATGCTCATATCAGAAGCAAAATTTACATTGGCGAATATGACAATGTAAACTTGAGAACTGAGAAAATTGGTGGTACTGGGTTAGATAGATTTAGCGTAAAAGGCGGAGCAGTTGCTCGACCAGCAGTCACAACAACATTAAACGGTAATGTACAAACTGGTGTTTCGAGAACAACATTCGCTGTTAATAATGATACAAATATTCAAGCAGGTGCTATTGTTAGATTACCTGGTACATCAGAACTAGTGGTCGATAACGTAAGCTCAGGAGTTGTAACAACTACAACATCTTGGACAGCATCGGGCGGAACTGACGGAGACACAATATCGTTTTATAATCCGCCAAGACCTAATGCGATTTATACAGACTCTGCTCCAGCAACAGGTGTTGGACGTCCAGGTGATACAGCCGGTTTGATGTTTGCTGATGGTAGTTACATCTATGTATGTAGAGGTGATTACGACGGTGTTACAGAGATTTGGACTAGATCGGCTCATGTGTCTTGGTAAGGATTTGATTAATGGCATTAACTTGGAATTTATCTTCAGGTTCGCTAGGAACAATAAACGAACGTGAAAAACAGCAAATACTTTTAGATGTTAGTTCTGATACAGGAACTTACGATCTAGAATTAATTGCCGGCAGTATTCCAAGAGGCTTAAGAATCGAAGGTTCGAATATAGTAGGTACTCCTCTAGAAGTTGCAAAAGAAACAACTAGTAAATTTGTAATTAGAGCCACAGACGCAAATGACGTTGCTGATAGAACATTCAGTATAACTGTAGTCGGTGCTGACGAACCAACTTGGGTTACTCCAGAAGGCTTGTTACCAGTTGGTCCTAACGACACATACTTTGTTTTAGATAATGACAAAGTTGATTTTCAGCTACAAGTGCTTGATCCAGATATTCCAGCAGGCGACACAATTGAATATTATATTCCATTCAACGGAGGTCAACTTCCTCCAGGATTATCACTATCCAAGACAGGAAGAATCAGTGGCTTCACTGATCCTATCTTTAGTTTAGAGTATAAAATATACAGTGGTAATTTTGATCTAAACCTGTACGATACTGACCCATATGACTTAGGTATTCGTCCTTCTAACGGATTTGATACATTTGATTTTGACTCAGAAACATTTGACTTTTTTGAAGAAACTAATTTTCCAAAAAGATTAACGAGATACTATCAATTTACTATTGCCGCTTCTGACGGTATACACGAAATCCGTAGAACGTTTCAAATATATGTTGTTAGCGAAACTTTCTTAAAATCCGACAACACAATAATGCAAGTTGGTACTGGTATATTCCGTGCTGATAATACTCATTATAGAAATCCTGTTTGGATAACTGATCCTGATTTAGGTATTAAAAGAGCAAACAATTATGTTACTTTGTTCTTAGACGTATACGATCCGCCTACACTTGAAGGATTAATCACATACCAATTTGAAACTGTAAATCCAGAAATTTACGCAAAGACTATCGCAATTAGTTTAGTTGATAGAACATTCTTAGATATTGAAATTATTCCAGATGCTAAAGGCAATTGGAGTTTTCCAGTAAGAAATCAAAAACTTGCTATTAGAGATGTATATGATTTTGTTGATAGTACACTAGGCACATACACCATTAATAATGTTGAAACTCTTAACGAAGCGAAAAGACAATTTAGAATTCATTTAGATCCACAACTAGTTGAAAAGATTAGTAAAGACGTAGAAGTAGTTATTGGTAATACTAGCGAATTGCCTCCTGGTATGACTGTGGATACTATTAACGGCGAAGTGTTTGGACAGATACCATATCAACCAAGAATTACAGAAGAATATAAATTTACGGTAACTGCCAAAGCATTATACAACGGCGAAGTAAAAGCATCTACACCTAGAACATTTACCATTAAAATTATTGGCGAAATCGAAAGTGGCATTGAATGGATTAGCGATATTTTCCTCGGTAGCATTACACCGAACATTAGCAGTAACCTTTATGTTGATGCTGTTAGCAAATTAAGAGGCGGTACTACAGTATTCATTCTTCAGCAAGGAGAACTTCCTCCAGGTCTAACACTTTTAACAAGCGGTGAAATTGTTGGCAAGGTAAATCAAATTGGTACTAGTAGTTTAGATGGTATTACAAGGTTTTACAACAACGATGGTAGCAGTGCTCTGGATTACAGCAGTACAACTTACGATAGCAATCTAACTACATTTGACAGAGTATATACATTCGTTATTGCGGCTAGAGATATCTTTAATTACACCGAAAGTTCTAAAACTTTCCAAATTAGAGTTGACAGTGCAGCTGACATCAGTTATAGTAACTTATCGTTTAAGGTATTACAAAAACAAAGTAAACGTGTAAAATACAATAACTTTATCAACGATATAGATATATTTCCTCCAGCAAAAATATATCGCTACGGTGATCCGTTGTTCGGAGTACAGAACGAACTTAAAATGTTAATGTTCGCAGGCATAGAATCAAAAGATGCTTATACATTTGTTAATGCTATGACTCAAAATCACTACAATAAAAGATTAAAATTTGGTAGTGTAAATAAAGCGTTGGCAAAGAATACTACGACACAAGAAGTAGAGTATGAAGTTGTTTATGTTAATATTGTAGACAGTTTAGAAAAGAATGGAAAGTCTATTAGCAAACTAATTAATTTACCAGAAAAGATTAATTCACCTGTCTTAGTAAGTTATGATAAAATTAATGTTGATAGCAATATACCATTAGTAAGCGATAGAGATCATCAGAGAATTTGGCCTAATAGTATTAAAAATATGAGATCTAGGATTAAAGATATTGGAGTAAGAGACAGAACATTCCTTCCTCTTTGGATGCGTAGTATTCAAGAAAATAACTTTGTAGAGCCAGGTTTCGTTAGTGCTATGCCAATATGTTACTGTAAACCTGGGCAAGCTGATGATATTATATTAAATATAAAAAACAGTGGATTTGATTTTAAAACCATTGACTTTGTAGTAGATAGATATCACATTGATAATATAGACGGAGTTGCTGGCGATAAATACCTAGCATTTCCGCAACGTGGAGAAAAAGTATAATGGCAAGTAATATAAACGCAACACCAATTGATGAAACATATCCTATCGCAGGACAGGATAATGATACACAAGGTTTTAGAGACAATTTTAACTATATCAAAACCGGTTTAGTAACAGCGGCTAGTGAAATCACAGCCCTTCAAACTAATACAGCAGGTCTAAAAGTTAGTGCTGTAACAGATGGCGGCGACTTTAATGGACAAATTGTTAGTAATGCTGTATTCAAAGAAAACAGTCGACTAATTGTTAACGGAGGCGGCGTAACTCAAGCAACTGTTGAATTAGATTATCGTAATGGAGACTATCAAGTTTTCCAATTACAAAATAACGTAACTTTTAGTTTTAATGAAACGTATTTTCCAGACGGTGGTAACCTACAAGAATTCGAAATCGAATTAAGAGGCGACGGTACACAAAGAACTGTTTCATTCTCCACCGATGGCGATTATGCTTTGCTATATGAATCAAACTTTCCATCACCACTAACTGTACAGCAAACAGATACAATCCATATTATCAAAGTAAAGTTTAGACAAAGACAAGACGGAACAGCGTTTCCTCTTCCAGCAACAATCTTACTAAAATATGAAGGGTCATATTCTGTATGATACATCCTCTTCAAGAAAATCTATCCAATTTAAAGGATAACGAAATTGAAGAAAAGCTCAATGAGTTAACCAAAAAAATGGTAGTAGCTCAACGAATTGGCAATCAAGAACTATTGACACAAGTACAAACTTTTGTTACAATATACAGAGAAGAAATGAGTAATCGTTATAGAAGAACAATGATGAATTCATCTCAGGAATTGGAAAAAGGCGACTTGGATCAATTAGTTAATGTTGACAAATAAAGACAAAGATTTAATAGAAGGTATCTTAACGCACGGTCCAGATATTCTGGAAACAGCGTATACTGACAGTATCAGCGAAAACATACAAAAGTATGTGGATCGTTGTGTTCAAGAACACCTTAACTATCCCATGCCAATGGTAGATCTACCAACTTCTAGAGATTGGTTTATTCCTAATGAATACAAAAATATGGACATGGAAAAGTGGTTGATTGAGCAATGTGCTACTGATCAAGAACTTGAACGTGTTACACAAGAGATTGAGCTTTTTAAAAAACACAATCTTTATGATGTCTTGTCTGTAATGAAATACATCGTTGATACACTTCGTAGTCAAAATGTAGTTTGGGGAGTTGGCAGAGGTAGTTCCGTTTCTTGCTATTGCCTATACCTCATTGGGATACATAAAGTAAACAGTATTAAATATGAGCTACCAATAAACGAATTCTTTAAAGGAGAATAATATGGCAAAGACCGTTAGAACTATGCAAGGTAAAGAAATTGATATGGAGAAACTTCAGTTAGCAAATGAAATGACTCCTGCTGTAGGCAATGCTAAAGTGAATGCCCGAGGAGATCAATTAGGACCTGGTGGACAAATTATTAAAACCCGTGAAGAAATCATGAAAGATTTTTACACCAAGAGAAATAAAAACTCAGTTGAACCAGACAATAAAATGGTTAATACCGATACAGAGGAGTAAAAATGCCTACCCTAAAAAACGTAAACATNANACCAATTAGAGACAATGTTCTTGTATCAGACATGGAATTTGGTGAGATGAAAACAAAAAGTGGTCTTATCATTACTTCCGATGACGGTAAAGCACATGGTGTAAAACCACGTTGGGGTAAAGTATTTGCTGTCGGACCAGAACAAAAAGATGTAGAAGTAGGTCAATGGGTTTTGGTAGAACACGGGCGGTGGACACGTGGCATAGAACTTATCGATGAAGCAGACGGCGAAGAAGTAAAAACTATTATCAGAATGGTCGAAACAAAAGCAATGCTTTGTATTTCTGATGAAAAACCTAACACAACTTATATCGGTAAAGAGTTTAGTGACGGTCCAGCAGAGAT